CCTAGTAGAATTACGTATGGTGCTTTCATTCGTCGCCAAACGGATCGGGCAAGTCGTCCGCATCGAGGTTGGATGAGGATACTTGCTTGATGGGCGTGGGGGTGATGTCGATCACTGGTTCCTGCTCTTGATGGCCGAGGTTTAGCTGTCGCAGAGCGTCGAGGTGAAGCTGATTGACATTGACCTGGACGTTCGCCTGAGCAGGGGCCGACTTATACTTGTCGGGATTGGTAACGCCGGCCAGCCACTTGCGGGTTTCGATCTTGAGCCTGTCCGCCTGGGCGTTGAGGTTGTCGGTCTGGTCTGCGATGTCGAGGCATTCATCCGCCCACTGATCGGCCGCGATTGCTCTGGCCTGAGCAAACCGCTCTTGCCGGTCTGGGTCTTTCTTTATCCAGTGATAGAGCGAGAGGTTCGAGATGCGAAGCTCGCGGGCGAGGCCGGCCATAGTCATGCCGCTTGCCACTTTCTCTAGCAGTGTCTGTTCGCCGATCTTGTCGAGGTTACTGGCGATAGTCCGCCGCTTGATATGTCCTGCCATGTTTCACCTTGTTAGATAGGAGCCGAGATATACCAGCCAGAGGCCGAGGTATACAGCGGCGGTTAGCTTTGCATCGCGGGTGTGGCTATCCATTAGCCGACACTCCGTGAACGGACTCCAGTAGCAATGCCACAGGCCGAGAGACTGGCACCTTGCCGGCTTCGTAATACTTGATCGAGCGCAGGCTAACGCCAAGCGCAGAGGCTAGGGCGGATTGCGTCCACCCTAGCTCTTCGCGCATCTCTTTGAACCTAGCGGGCGTCACAGTAGCAGCCCTCGTGCCTGGCACGCTTGGCGCATGTGGTCCCGGCTCCAAGCGTAGACTTTCACCGTATCCCGATAGGCCGAGATTTGTTCCACTAGCTTGGCGTCTAGCTCTCGTTGCTGCTGCTTGAGCGCATCCATCGCGCGAAAGATGCTCGCCGCGTTCATGCAAATCTTGTCGGTCTCTGCTTTCTGCTTATCCATTGCGTTCACTCCGGTAGGATTCCAATTCGGCGCGCATCACTACGGCTGCGCCTTGCGCCATGCCTAAGACATTGCGAAGGTCATCTCTTTCGCGCTTTACCAGCACCAGCTTGTGATCGATCAGCGACAAGCGCTCGCCAAGCACAATGCAAAGCTCTGGGTTCGGGTTGTAGATCGACTCCTCGATCAGCAGCTTCATATCCATCGCGCGGTAGTCCGTGCGATCTTTCCCGCCAATCATAACCATATCAATTTCCTTTCGCTTTAGCGATTGCGGCGCGTGCTGCATCCATAGTTGGCCCCGTCATGCCCACACCATTAAAGATTTCATCCAGCGCTGCCAGTAGGTCAGGCGCGGCGGCGATCAGGTGGGCGTTAGCGGCATGGTCCGCACCGCACACCTCAATGCCGAAAGCATCGCCGTCAGTGCCTATTACGTGGTGTTTGTATCCACGGTTCAATACTTGCCAACCCATATCACTTTCCTTTCCTCTCTAGCGCCGAAACAATGCGCGGGTGCTTTTCTCGGATAGCATCCCGCAAGCGATTGCTGCCGATCAGCATTGCCAGGCGATGCAGGCGTTCGCCTTCTGTCGGGCTGTAGTTGTCGTGCATATCAGCCACGGACGAACACCAATTCGTCAGTCAGTGGCACGACAGCGCCGGCCGGCGTGCGGACGTAGCTTTCGCCCTTGTCGCGGTAGACGCTATAGCCAAGGCCGAATTGGTTAGCGGCTTGGTTCATTTTGCGCCGGGTGGTGACGCTATCCCAGCCACCCGTTCGCAGCGATATGTAGCGGCGGTCGAACGCGACAATTTGCGTCTTACGATATGTGACAACAATCAGATCGCCAGCTTGCGCAATCGTGGTGCAGTATGTGCTAAGTTTATCCATTCTAGGCATTGCTCTTTCCTTTCCAATTTGGCGTCAGCCAGTGCTGGCCAGCCTGTAGCAAGCTGGCCAGTGAGGGCGGGCGCTTATGCGTTGGCGTAAGACGACGATTGCCAATCTGCGGCCGCTAATGAAATCGCTTTGCGGGACAGCCCTAGCAACTTTCCAGCAATATTCAGCGTAACGACCATCGTGTCGCAATGTTCGAGAATAGCGCGGGCATCCGAATATTTGACATGATCGGCCGCGTCCCGACAGGCACGAGCGTTTGACGCCATCGCACGAGCCGCTACTGCGCTGCGCGTTTCCAGCGATGCGTCATAGCTAGTCTGCGCTTGATCCAGCAGCCCTTGGCGCAACTGGTTAGGCATGGCGCGGATTGCGAGGCGAATGATTTCTTCAGCAGTTTGAGTGGTCATGGTCAGTCCTTTCAATCAATAGCGCCGGCGATGATAAGCTCAGCGCGCTCGCATTCGGTTTCGGTTAGGTTGCTGCAATCGGTGTTAGGCCAAGCAAGCCACACGATAGCTAGGGCGATTAGGGCTAGAGCGTATTTCATGGCTGATTACCCCCCTTATTAATCAATGGAACGAATGACGTTGCTGTCATGGCTGGCAAGAATAATGCTCTTATCGTGCAAATCGACTTGGCCTCCTGCGCTAAAGAATTTGGCATCCCATCCAGTCAAGCCCCGCCATACCGCTTCGCCATAGCTGCCACGGAAAATGTCGCCGGGCTTAAGTGACTGTGCCCATTCGCGGCCTGCGTTAAAAAAGGTGTGCTGGCGGATGGTTTCGTCATCGAGAATTACGGCTCCGGTCATCTTAGTTGCTCCTCTTAAACTTTCCGCCTGCCTGCGGATTGGCTGACGGCTATCAGGTCAGCTACTGTAAGATTATGTTCTACGGCACATCTTCAAACCCGCTCCATTTTTACCCGATGGGCAGGTGGAGAACCCTGTCTTTCGATGCTCATGACTTAACCGAAACCGGACAAAATGTCCTAATGAGTATTTTCGATTAATCGGGCTGTATTAATCGGAAACCGGACATTTTACCCGCTGGCCCACTTTTCCCGAAAAAGTCACCTTTCCGCCCGGCTCTATAAATAGGCGCGCGGCGGCATTGCCTCGTTCATGTTAGGGCCGATTTTTATGAACGGGGACCCCATACCCCCCATACGATTTATGACCCCCTATACGATTTATGGGCCAAGCGGATAGGGGTGCGGCGGCGGGGGCCGGTGCGGGGACCAAGCGGCAAACCACCCAGACAAACCCGGTATACGATTTACGAGCCATCGAGCGGGAAAGGCCGGCCAGCAAACCCCCTGTGCGATTTACGGGCCAAAATTGCTGGTCACTGGCGGAAGCGCCATCAAAGTGCAAGCCAGACTAATTTGGGCTCCGCTCCGTCTTGGGCTCGGCTTGGCGTGGTGGAAATTAAGGCCGCAGCCAACACCAATTCACCTAGCGCCCTAGATACAACTAGAGGCCGCTAAAGCGTCAGCCCTAGCGACCCCCACCCCCACCTATATACCCCCACCCCCTTAGTGGACCCTACGCGGCCAATGGACCCTTCCGTGGACCCTTCGCCAGCCCTAGCACCTTAGCGCATTCATCGGCCCAGAAGCCGGGACAGTATACGCCCTCGCCGTCTACCACCCTATCGACCCCCTGCGCCTCCATGTTGGCAAGGATCAGCATGAGGTCGTTAAGCAACGCCAGTGCGGCGGCGTGGTTTGGTCCCTCAACAGGAAGATTGTCGTTCATATCAAATCCTAGACAGATAACGCTGAATGATCCGGTTAAAGTGCAGCGGCAGACTGTAGGCAACCTGCTTCTGACCGACACCGAAGTAATCGTAGCGCTTTTGATATGACACCGACTGGGTGAGCGCAAGGATAATTTTGGTCGAGGTCCCATTACGCTCGGCAATGGCAATCGGCTTACCGCCACGGCGGATCACAAAGTAGCTGGTCCCGCCCCTGTTCTTCTGCCGGTTCTTGGGCATCGACTGCCGCGCCATATCGGACAGCCCGCCAAGCTGATGCAGCATTTGCGTATACCTAGCGCCAGAAATGTCGCCAGACGAGTTTTTCGGG